ACACGCTCCACCAGAACATTCATCAAGAATAATATCGCCACCGGATATCTTATCGAAGTCAATCGGCTTGATCTTGGCGGATAACTTCTCGTACTGTTCTTTCGTAATGGCCTCTTTAGGAGCTTGCTTGAATCCGTGGTCACTATGGCATAGGAAGCTAACGGTCTTGATTTCCTTCAGGTTGTCAGTCATCCACTGCTTTACCTGAGGGATTTCTTCCTTCTTGTAGTAAACGGTCACGGATACTGCCTGATCCGCCCAGTGCTTCTGAGCCATCTTTACCACATCTAGCTGTTTCCACGTATCCCAATCCTCATCTGCGATCGGATATCCATCGGGTGCTTTTACATAGAAATCAACGACTAGAGTATTATGGTCAAACGTACCATCGAATCGCTCCACTGGCTCCATGTAATGACCAGCATCTTTAAGTAATGGAATTAGCGGATCATTCGCGGAGAACCGGACCCGCTGGATCATGTAATGGCTGTAGATAGGATGAACTCCTTCATATCCTTCTTGGTCGAGCACCTTGGATACAGACCCGCCTGGGTTGATCGTAGTGTGCTTAGACGACATCGCTACGCCAAGCTCCTTGCTATACTTTTCGTCCTCGTCTAATATAGCAGCATACACCCGATCAAGAATCTCTGGCTTAAACAACGGAGAGGCCAAGCATCCAGTCAGGCTAATTCCGATCTTCATGTTTCGGTGGATTACTTCTCGACATTTCTCGTGATGATAATGACCAAGAGACACACGCTTACAGTATCGGAACAACAACCTAGCCGCTGCCTCGAATTCTTCTACGCTTGCTAAATTCATTAAAGGGATATTGGCAAGGTTACAAGATTCACCGTCTTCAAGAGTCGCCTCTCCGCACGGGTTGACGCCGATAACTAAAGTGTTCTGCTCTTCGCCGTACCTACCGTACTTCCGACAGTTGTCGATATTGACGACTCCGTAAGGTTCTCCGTCCTCGTATGTACGCCAGAAGTCAGGATGAAAGTCCTCTACGTCGGAGCCGTTAATAGAAAGGTTGGCGAATGCGCGATGAGTAGGGATATTTCCCAGCGACCAACGTTTAGCACGGAGATACTCCTTATCCCACGGATCGCCTAGAATTAGAATAGCACTACGTCGCACATTACCACTGACTACCATCTCTCCTGTGCAGCATACGATATCCATAGCGTCAATCGGTCTTAGCTTTTTACCTTCTCGATTAGCAAGGATTTTGCATAGCTTTTCGATAAATGCAATCAATGGCAATGGACCAGAAGCAACCCCGCCAAAACCCTTGATCGGTTCTCCATATCCGCGCAAGCATACCGTGCTATACGAGAACGACTTTCCGGTTACAAAGAATGACTCCAACACTTTGCGGGTTAACTCACACCAACCCTCCCTAGAGTCTGGCACAATGAAATCGGCGTCCTTTGTGCCGCGATGAACAACAATTACATCCTTCTTTACCTTGGGAAGCTTCGATGTATATTTATGTTCTACCGTCATACCGACCCCGCCGCCAAGCATGAGTAGGTCTTGGGCAATCACGAAGTTCTCCCAATTGTCGGATGATAACGTCCAGCAATTTACTGCCCCTCCAGACCCGATCTTATAGTGAGAAGGCGACCCGGTAAACCACAGCCCCCTGCCAGCAGGAATACCCTTACGGGCCATCATGAGGCCACGCAGTAACTCCTGCTCCCATTCTGGCACTGATATATCCCTAGCACTGCCACGGACTACTCGATCAACGGTATCGCTCCATGATTCAATAGATCCGGAATCCTTACGGGCGTAAGTCCGCTTATACACTACTTTAGCCAGATTGTTCCATGGCTTACTTTCCCCGAAGTAGTTCGAGGGCAATTCTTGAATGTTCATATTGTTATAAGTGCGCCCAGAGTAGGGCTATCTTTAATTCTACCATCCATTAGTAGTGCCATGAAAGAGAAATGCCGCAACCCATTGTAGGAATCGCGGCAAGATTACTCTGAATTCGGAGTGGGTTACAGGGTTACCGTCTCCATCTGGCCGGTCTTAGTGTCAAGGATGAAACAGGCTTGCAACCCGTTGTCAATGCAATAGTTAAGAGATTTCTTCCCAGACTTAGAGCGTAGGATCTCGGCGCTTTTTGTATGGCCGACAACCTGATTTACTCCTTCGATTGGCTTAAACTCCATGTTCCAATTAAGCCACATCGGACCACCTTCCGCGTGGAACCCTCCGCGATAGTATCCGGCTCCAGTAAGAAGCGATAAGATCCTATCGTTTAACTGAATCCGGCTCTCTACTTCAATATCCTCAGCACTGCTATAGCGGTCAAACACTACAGGACCGACACCAGCATGAGATAGCCACCATCCATCAACAGCGTATATGGACTGACCCAATACAGCCCAATCATCTGCAATGCCACTCTCCCTAATTTCATCCATCGTATCTCTCCGATACCCAGAGCACATGAATTCTCGGCAATTGAATAGATATTGAATATCGTGGTTTCCGAAAAGGATCACATCATCGGATTCCAGTATATCTCCAACTAGCTCAATCGTTCCAGACAAGGATTCCTCAGTATGATTGAAGCTATCTAGGAAGTCGCCGAACCATACAACGCCATCCACTCTGGATAACGCTGCTTTCTCTCTGAACTTCCGGGCTTTCTCCCATTCTTCATGAACATCTGGAATTAGAAACAGTCTCATTGTTGCACCTTCGAGAAGAACTCATCTCGCCGCTTGTCGTCTTTATGAAAGCAGAGCAAGTTATGGGATACGATATCTAACTGCCTAGTTAGCTGAGGTTGATGCTTGAAGATCTGATACCCAAGCGACCCGATGAACTCTCGTAACTCGGCGCTATTGCTCTTTCGTCCAGATGGATTGTTTTGATCTGGGGTCACGCAATATTCGTTGTCCTCGCAGTAAATTACTGGCTTGTATTGGTTAATTATTTTCGTTCCTCCATTAAGGATATCTAGCTCATTACCTTCTGCATCAATCTTTATAAGGGAAATACCTGAGACATCGCTATACAAATCATCTAACACCATAGTATCTACCTCAATGGGTCCGTGTCCTGTTGTAATCCCGCCGACATTTCTAACGTCGCAATCATCGTAACTGTCTATAAGAACTGGACCAACATGGCTATTGCCTACAACTGCCATGTTGCAATGCCTAGCTGACCTAGATACAGAGTTTATGCAAATATTGGCGACGAGCAATTCATACGTCCTAGGTTGAGCCTCTATACAGTACACCATTCCTTCGCTCCCCACCATCTTACACATCGGAATCGTAATTAGACCTATATTAGACCCTACCTCTACAACAACATCTCCAGGTCTTACGATCAACCCGATAATCGACACTTCCTCAGGAGAATACTCTCCGTGTTCATGCACTACACTTCCAGTGTATAAGTGATTCTTGTTATATACGAAAATACCATCTAAACATTGTTTAATATTAAGCATTTAATTCATTTAACCAGCTATTCGTTCTTTACGAAAACGACACCTATCTCCATGCCATCTGCCGTAATTCATCGGAGTGAAAGAGCATCCGCAGTGACGGCAATGCTTCTTGTCGTGAGATACTAACTTTTGAGCCTCTGACATACGAATCCTTGATTCTTCGCTTGCCTTACGGCCTTTCATAGAATTGGCTATTTTATCCTTAACCCATTGCTCACGGGTTGTTCCCTTCTTGGCATTAGACATCTTAACCCTGGCATCTTCGCTAAGAATCTTTCCAGTATTGGCCCTTGAAATAGCCTTTTTTGCTGACTCGGTGTGCTTCCGACCTATGCCAGCTATTGATATTTTACGTCTAGCCTCATCGGTGTGCTTTCGGCCTTTATTGGCTAGCGATATCTTCTTTTTAGCTTCATCTGACCATACCCTTGTTGAATTTGAAATAGCTAGCTTTCTAAGACACTCCTCGCTAGGCGATCTTCCAATGCCAGCCTGCGATATCTTCCGTCTCGCCTCATCAGTATGCCTCCGGCCCCTAAGCTTAGCCTTGGTTTCTTCGCTCAGCTTTTTGCCTTTAGCCGCTTTTGACATCTTCTTTCGGGTATCTTCGCTGATACTCGATCGCATCCTTACTAGAAGATTAATTGTCTCAGGGGAGTGCTTGTATCCGGAAGAACCCTCGCCGCCATCAGTGAGATTTCTCAATATCCCTGTTCCGTTATTCTTCCTCCCGTAGTACTTTATTAAATCTTTTTCTACCAGGAATGCGTCTGATTCACTTAGCCCATTAACTATTATTTTAATCCTAGACCTATCAGAAGGTATGCTAATTTTATGATCGCTGAATGCTCTGCGCCTAGTTCCTTTCCCTATATAATACGGAGTTCCGTCTTTACGCAGGTAAGCGTAAACGTAAAAACGATTATCATTCGTCATGAGATCACCATTCTACATCACTAGAGCAACAATGTAAACAGCACTTCTCGGCTAGAGCACAATCCGCACATAGGCGATCCGTTACCGTTGTAGCATAAGTTTGAGTTGCATTGCAGCAGTCGCAGGGCTTCCTGGTGAAACCCTGTCCCGCTATCACATCCCGACTCAGATAGAAGCAATACCTGCACTTTAATTGAGCTTCCCGCTCTTCCCGCTTTTCGTCTAGGTCGAACGATAACAGCTTCTTACGCAACGCGGACACATAGGAATCGTTCCACTTGGCGCGATTGATCTTATCCTTGAACGTCGGAGTTGGACCCTTGGGACTGTTCATTCTGTTTCTCCATTAATCCAATAGCCCTATCCAGATACCAACGAGCTTTCTTCAAATCCTCTACGTCGTCCCACTTTAGTCCGCTCCTCCATAGATATTTGAATGCGTTTCCCAGGCAGAACGGAATCGCAATTCCCTTATCCTCCAGGATCTCAATGCATTCAGCCCGGAAAGCCGTATAGTGCGGAGGCTGATTAACCATGTCTGCCATTAGTCCACCATCCTATTCCCGTCCTTCTCAATAGACAAGCAACGAATCCAAATCTCATCATCCGGTCTATCTAGGCATTCACCGCGCAACTCAGACTGCATCATGGCCATTGCGCGACGAACGCATTCCCGGATATCGTCGTTCTTTACTGAGTTAACAACAGCCGACTTGAACTCAACTTGAAACTTAACTGATACACTATTCTTCATAACCCTCGATTGTCCTGCTAGTTAAAATTCTCTCCTCAGCATAAAGACGCAACTGAGTAAAGCCATCGAAATTACCACTACCATCTAAAGCTGACTGTGCTACATGCTCCATGGGCGACCAATGGCCATTCGAGAACAAAGTATTCTTAAACATATTAATGTCTTTAATGATACTCCTGATCCCATCATGCTGCAAGTACGATACCCGAGCGCATCGGGCCACCGATACCATGATCTTTTCCCATAAAGATCCAAACACTTCATCCTCTCCAATATACGGAAGATGCCACTCGCCGCGCTTTAGCTTCTTAGGAGTACTTCCTTCAATCGCTTCGTACATACAATCTGCTAAAGCACGAATCTCTGGCTGAGCTAGCGGAGACCGACGTTGCTTAAAGAAGTTCCCCCATTCCGTACTGGATACGATAGCAGTATGCCAGTAGTGCGCCTCTCCTAGCCGTCCAGCTACCTGCTTATGAAGTCCGATCTTCTCCATGAGCCACATCGTACCGGCGCTATAGTAGCGATGCGCTGCCCATAGAGACTGACACACGGACCTACGCCATCCGGTCAACTCCTCCGATGCCGACATTCCTGGCTTGTTCTTGCCCCAATGAATCGGCATACACGGATTGTTAAGCATGTTAAGTAGCTGCTTTTTCAGTGGGATAGCCCGCGTACTCGCCGAGTTCCGGCTGAGCTTACGATGCGTGTTTACCTCCGCTAAAATATACCGATGGAACCGGATCTCTAGGGTAGTCAGTCTATCCCCGTATTCATTTATGCTATCTGCTATTACTTTTGCTTGTATCATCCAATCTCCATATCGAAAAGGCTAACCTGAAGATTGTTCTCTCCGGCTGCTTCTTTTAAGTTCTTTACTGCAATATCGAAGTAAGACTTCTTTAGCTCTGTTCCGATGAATCTTCGACCGCACTTTAGCGCCACATAGCCTTCTGACCCAATTCCCGTAAATGGAGAGAATACTAAGTCGCCCTCATTGCTCCATAGGTGGATACATCTCTCGATAACATCTAATTGAAGAGGGCAAATATGGCGCTCATCGTCACCATCACGAGCTAGATCTTTATTGAGGACGTCGGTTTGATTGATATCCATCCATACAGGAGATGCGTAGCGCTGCCACACAGAAATAGACCATAACCTGTAAGCTTCGGTTCCTTTTTCGAACGGATTATAATTAGGCCACATGCCATTTACCTTAGGCGGAACAGGAACGCCTGCGTCATAAGCAGAAACAGAAGCGTCAGGCGGCTCAAGTCCAACATAACGATCGAACCTCTCGCCGTTGGCGGTTACCGGGTCAGGGAACTCCGCTTCAGAGTTCCATTTACGGAACGTAATGATGTAATCAGCCATTCCTTGACGAGACGCGGCAGAGTCAGCACAAAGCTGCTTATACAACAAACCGTGATTCTTTGTTCTCTGCATTTCAATGACCGGATCTTTCCATATAGTGCAACGAGAATGAAACGTCCATCCCTCTTCCTCGAAAGTGCGGATGATATGGCCCGGAAAGTCACGCAATCCAGCCGCGCCATCTCTCCCGCGATACAAAGGCAAGTCTTTGCAGTGAACCGAGCAATTACGACCAGGAATCGTGATCCGCAGTAACTCACGGATCAAGAAACGAAACTGCTCCATGAACTCTTCATCGTCCTCCGTGTTGCCCATGTCAGCGATAGAGTCTGAATAAATATACAGGTTGCTGAATGGGGGAGAGAAGACAGACAGACCGACGCTATTGTCCGCAATCAGCATGGTACAGATCCCAACCTTTACCGCTAGCATGACCGTCTGGAAGATCCAGCACTAGCGAGTCATCTCGCAACTGGCGCATACTCTCTTCCTTCATCGCCTCTGTCATTTCCTTCCTCATCGACCTAAACTCACGTTCTTTCTTTTCAATAGTAGCCACAATAGGACCTTCAGTTTCCGCTTGAACGATATGGCACACCACGTTCTTAGTCTGGCCAAACCGCCACACTCGCCTAACCGCTTGGTAGTAAGACTCAAACGAATAAGACAGCCCAACAAATACAATCTGATTACAATGCTGCCAATTTACGCCAAATCCATTAAGGCTTGGCTTAGTGATAAACACACGCAGCGCACCGCTAGTAAAGTCATTCAAGATACGGGCTTTCTTGTCATCGCTATAACCACCACGGATATCTTTAGCTTCCGGGATAGCCTTCAGTAGCGCGTCTGCCTCATAGTCAGAGTAACACCAAACCAGCCATTGCCCCGGCGAAGACACAATCTCGGCAACCTTAGCCGCCCGATCCGCCGATGTACGCTTTAGCTCCTTATGGATAGCCGTAGACGACATATCAGGGACGCGATACAGCTTTCCGCCAGTATCTTCAGTGATATCTACGCCAACTACGTGATTCTTAATCTCAAGCGGTGGCAGGATATACCCATCGTCGCTATATCCAAGATCGCTAGGCATTGTCAGCGAAACAGCCCACGAAGCCACCCAACGCCAGAAGTCCTTAGCTGCG